TCATAAGACTCCTCGGATTCGGCTTCGCTATCATTGGCTTCGAGTTGGGTTTCCGGTTGTTCCTGTTCGGAGCCTTCTTGCCCACCCATAAGACCCATGATAGCGTCGGCTGCACCACCTACGTCTAACTGAGTATTCCCTTCCGGGGTCATACTTCCAGTATCGCTCATATATATTTCCTAAATTATATCGGGAACCGCCCGACTCGGATTACAAAATCTTTAGTTTTTTAGCATCAATCTTCTTCTGTGCCGATAGCCCTTCAAGGTACGTTTCGACAATATCTAGCGTCCTAAGCGTCATGTATGCCTGTTCTCTGGTCGAGATGTCATCATACTGGCTCAATGCAAACTTGTTAAGTTCTGCTGTCTTTAGTTCCGACATCATTTGCTGGAACCACTCATCTTTCAGCAGGTTTTCAGCCCAAAGAGATTTGTCCATTAGTACCCCAATAATCCCACAGGAACACGCAATTCATTTGGTGACGCAAATGGAGACATACCCTGAGACTGACGATAGTTAGCAAATAACTCAGCCTTACGGTACATATCATCCGTTACGTCATTTCCTCTTAGCAATGAATTAACCTCGTTTTGCGTAAGGGTTGGAACCAATGCCGGGAAACTTCTGCCGCTATCATCCGTCATTGAAATCTCAGTGGCAAATCCATCTCTTGCTGGCAACATTCCAAAATAACCCTTGCCCTTCATTTCTAGCGGCTCAGAGGCTTTTTCGGCAAATCTAGCACCGTAAGACCTAATTCCCTGCTGAATGATTTCGTCTAGCAATCCCATTACATCTGCCTTGACGTTAGGTTACCTAGCTCTTTAATCGCCTTCAGGACAATATCAGCCTGTTTGTTGCGGCTATCCTCGTCAGCCAAGTCCATCGCCAGAATAGCTTGCAACTGCTTGACCGCCAACTCTGCCTCACGAATCCGCATATCTGCTGCGTTCTGTTCGGCTTTCATAGCGATCTCAATACCCTTACGAGTATATTCAGCCTCGAGCGACTGCTTCTCTAGCTGGAGCTTTGCAGCCTCGATTTGCGCCTTAGCCTCGGTCTTCTCACGCTCTACCTCTGCGATTAGACGAGTAGCCTCTGCTTGCATATCTGGTTCAGGCTCTTTTGGCTGAGACAATGCTGCGTTCTGCTCAGGGGTGATCTCGTTAAGGAAAGCCTTAGCATCCTTAAAGCCAGCCGACTCAATCAATCTAGCCAAGGTATCGCGGTACTGAGCCACAGATACCAGAGGATTACTCGGACCGAACTGAGTCAGGGCTTGTTCCTGCTTGCCTAAAATCATCTGGAGCATGGCTAGTTTCTGATCCCGGTCACCTGAACCCAAGCCTACGTTAATCGCCACATCGTATTGATTCGTCCATGTACGAGGATCAAACGCCACAAACTTGCCACGCATACGGACAATCTTGGCTTGGTCTTGGTATTTGCCCAATAGATGCAAAATGCCCTTAAACAGCGACTTAACGCCTGTCTCAGCAAAGATTCGAGCGATTAACTCCAGCTTGCCAGAGTTCGACTTCATCATCGCGGCAATAGCCGTAGCACTCACGTTATTGAGTACGTCAGGATCAAGACCCTGTTGCTGGTCGCTAACGCCTGTACGTTTAGCCTGAACCGCATCCATGTACTCGAGCAACGGGAAAGCCTGAGCCGTTACCGCAGGAACCTCAATCGGCATAATCGCACCCTGAGACTTCATACGGACAACGCCACCCGGAGTAGCGTTCAGCACGTCATCCAAGTTCACCTGACCATCCACAACCCCGATACGAGCATTGTTCGTTAGGTACAGGTTATCGAGCATCTGACGGGTTACAGTGGACTTGATTAGCTGGATGTCCATCGTCCGGTCAGCCAAGCTTTGCCCAAAGAACTTGTGCGGGATAGGGATCGGACACAGGCTATGGAACGGAACTAGATCGCATTCCTCGTCATCTAGGATTTCGCTACCTGCATAAACAATCTTACGCAGTTCAGCGATACCGTCACCATTAACGTCAATCTTGATATAGCACTCGTATACCTCACAGACCTGCATCGTAGGGTCAAGGCTGATATTCTCATCCGGCTGCTCACCCTGAGAGAATCGGGCTACTCGTTCCGTTGTGTACTGCAAGTCATCGTAAGAAGGCAATCCCTCGACCACATCCTTATCGAACCCCATCGCTACCAACTCACTACGAGTCATTAAGCGACGATGAGCCACGAACGGGCTATCCTCAATAGTTCTTGCCGATTTGCTAATCAAGAATTCTTCAGGCGGTACGTTCTCAATCTTGACGCAGCCGTACTTTCTGACCTTCTTAACCTTGACATCAAAGTAAGGAATCTGGATCGGGAAACCCATCGGGTCAACGCCACCGTCAATAAACTCGACGTTCTGGCTGACTACTTCAATGGCAGGATCAGATAGCAGTAGGGCTAGCTCATCCTCTGTCAGGTTCTTGTAAGATTCCTTATTGACATCCTCTTTGGCATCCCAATAAGCCTTGACTACGCCGACCTTCATCATCAGCGCGTCCTTGAACCAGTTATGTAGGAGGATTAGACCCTCATTCTCACGGTAGAACACCCAGTTGCAATAGTCGGTAGCCTGTCTAGCAGACTGCTCATCTTCTGGAGTCTGCGGCTCAAAAGAGACAATATCCTCGGTAGTCGTAAAGACTCGGATAAGTTGCGGTAACGCACCGTCGATAGCCTCAGCTACCTCGCCAGTAACGATCTGGCTGCGTCCTTCAACCTCGTTACCATAGGGATAACGCAGGTAATACTCGAGGGCTTTAGCCCGTTGGTCTGTTGTCTCGGTATCAATGTACCCAATAGAGTTATCGATTTCATTTTCGATAATGCTCTTGATCTGACCGTCATCCATCTTCATAGCAAATCCTTAACGGGTTTTGCTGATTATACAATCCATTTGGTCGAAATTGGCAACGTTGTCTGCCATGAACTGTCATTCTCGTCAAGACCTATAGCCAGATAGCGGAAAGCGTCACTCATGTGGCTAGACCAGTCGTGTAGCGGCTTCTCATAAAATATCTGCCTACGCTCGTCATGCTCCCGACGGTAGTTCCTCAGCGCATCTAGCCCCGGCTTAACCCTCGGATGGAACCAGCACCGAGGCAGCAATCGTCTAACAGCCTGTATCCCGTCAGCCACCGACAATCTAGGCGCAACCGTTATCGATAGCCCTGCTTCCTCTAGCACTTCCTTGCGGCTCTTGCCTGTGCCTAGCTCTCGAACCTGTACGTCATGAGGCAGGATTTGAGTGAACCCTGCATAGTCGTTCTCTTTAAGCCAGCGGACGTACCAATCTAATCCCTGTCCATGGTTTTCGACGCAATCGAGTAATCTAACCTCTTTTCCAGCCAGTTGCGCAACCCATATAGCCGTCGAGTCACCCATTCCAAGATCCCATGCAACAAAGCTACGACACAGATCGTCGCGAGGAAAATCAGTAATATGGCTATCCCTTTCAAGGTCGTTAATAATTTTGCCATAGTAAGACCCTTCGACCGCTGCGTTAAAGGAACACTCGAACTCTTGGTTGTACCGATCCTCACCCATCTCTCGATAGGCTGCTTTAAGCTCTGCGTCCGGCAAAACCCCTGTCTGGCTAGCCTTGAACTCTAGGAACTTCCAGCCTTCTTCGGTCTTAGCCCTGTCTGCTAACTCAGCGAAATGGTTATTACCTTTAGGAGTGCCAATGAAACAAGCCCACCCAATACGGTCGGCAAGAGCAGGTCGGACGATTTCGTTCCAAATGCGTGGGTTCTGATCGCCAACTTCGTCGATAACCACGCCATCAAAATACTGCCCCCTAAGACTGTCAGGATTATCAGACCCATATAGACTAACCCGACGCCCATAAAAATCAGCGCGTAACTCAGAGACATTGTAGGTAGCTCCTAGTGATCTGGTGTACTTCTGAAGGTAATCCCACGCTACCCTTTTGGCTTGTCCGTAGGTAGGCGCAATGTAGGCAAATCGTGGGTCTGGCTTGTCGCACTCGATAGCAGACTTGATGAGATGGTTGATAGCCGAAACAGTCTTTCCCATGCGACGATGGGCAACCACCACAGTAAAACGATGCTGCTCAATCGCATCATGTATCTCTAGCTGCTGATCTCGCGGCTCGTAAGGAATGACAATCTCTGTCACTTAACGTATCCGCAGTTCAGGCATTTGTTGTTCACTAGGAACGCGCTGCAACTTGGGCAGTTAATCATCTTGTACGTCATCTTTAGCCTTCCCGCCCCATCGGACGATCATTTCCTGTGCGCCACCATTAGCCCCAGTAACCTCTTGCTTCTGCGTTTCAGCCCATCGCATCTGAGCCTTAGTCCACCAGATCAACGCAGTCGTATCACCGCCCTGAGCCTTGCTAAACAGCGTCTTGGCTATCTGTGCGCTGGCTTTAGCCTTGCCTACGTCTAGCTCAGTCCGATAATGCTTCCGCAGCGTCTTGTCATCGATGCCTATCAATGCGCCTATCTGCTCATGGGGCAAGCCTAGTCCTGCCGATGTCTCGACTATCCGCTTGTTTTCTTCTGTTGGCTTATGCTCTACCATTTTATTGAGGGTAAATGTTACTCATCTGTTAACAATACGGCTTTCTTGCCGGTGAAATCTTCCCATCTCTTTACTATTACATCACAGTATTTAGGGTCTAGTTCCATTAGTCTTGCATATCTTCCATGTTTCTCGGCTGCAATCATAGTTGTGCCAGATCCACCAAAGCTATCCAGCACTATATCGCCGCCCTTTGTGTTGTTAAGCATTTGGTAAGCAAATAGCTCCACGGGTTTCATGGTGGGATGTTCGCCGTTCCTCGCTGGCTTGTCAAATTCCAAGACGGTTGTCTGTTTTCTGTCAGCCGCCCAAAGATGACCAGCACCATCCTTCCAACCGTATAGGCAAGGTTCATGCTTCCAATGGTAGTCCTGCCGACCCATGACCATTACTGACTTTTTCCATATCAAACATTGACGTACCGTCCATCCCGCATCTTTAGCGGCACCTCGGAAGTTATAACCTTCTGAGTCGGCGTGCCAGATGTAAAAAACAGCTCCGCCTTTCATTACGGTGTCTGCGGTTACATAAGCGTCTCGCAAAAATTGACGAAACTGATCGTCAGCCATGCTGTCATTTTGTATTTTTAACGCATCTTTAGTCTTGCCTTCATAAGCCACGTTATATGGCGGGTCGGTTAGCCACATATCCACCAACTGCCCGGCGCACAGTTTTTCCATGTCGGTAATACTGCACGAATCCCCACACATTAACCGATGATTGCCAAGTTGATAAATATCTCCTAGCTTCGTCTTAGGTTCTACCGGAGTCTCAGGTACGGCATCCTCGTCCGTTAATCCGTCCACCTGCTCAGGCTCCAGCAGCTTATCTAGCTCTTTAGGGTCGAATCCGAGTACGTCCATCTCGAACCCTTGATCCTTTAAGTCGGCTAGTTCCAACGATAACAAGGTCGTATCCCAACCTGCGTTCATGGCTAGTTGATTGTCGGCAATAACGTAAGCGCGTTTCTGGCTCTCCGTCATGTGCGCTAACTCAATAACAGGAACTTCCTTCTGCCCTAGCTTTCTTGCAGCCAGTAGCCGCCCATGACCAGCTATAACGCCGCTTTCCCCGTCCACAAGGATAGGGTTAGTCCAGCCGAATTCTTTGATACTCGCCGCGATTTGAGCTACTTGACCGTCAGAATGTGTCCTGCTGTTCTTGACGTAAGGGATGAGCTTCTCTACTGAGACTGTCTTTATCTGCACTTTGCACTACCTTTCCGGTGTCATGCGTAAATAAGTTCATACATATCTGGGCGGTTCTTCATTATCCACGCCCTCGGTTCCTCATGGCTTTTCTTGAAATCAACGCCTATCGTCTGGCTCCCTGCGTGATGCACATAAGCCCTACTGACGAAATGCTGATAACCCGCCACGTTTAAGTCATGACATATTATATTATCTGAATACCAATTAGTTGATGGGAACTTGGCTACGTTCCATGCTTCTCGGCTAATGCTTGCCCAGATAGGCGCAATCACTGGAGCAACCTTAATCTGCTGCTCACTTTCCCACCCTAGCGCACTTCGTCTATCCCCATCGACCGGGAACCGTATGTTCTGATCCGGCAATACATAGTCGCTCCTAGCCCCCAGAAACCCGACTTTGAAGCCTCTTTCTCTCAAAACCTCAGCATCTTCTCTCATTAACGATAGCGTATTTGGATTAAGAACCACATCATCGTTAGCTAAAATCAATGAGTCAAACTTTCCATGCTCAAAGGCGTAGTCAACGGCTGCGTTATAAGCATCTCCAAAATTGGTAGCAGGATTGGGTCGGTAGATGAGATTGTCTGTGATTTCTCTTGCTCTAGCCCATAATCCCAAATTATTACTACATAAGTAAACGGGCAGCTTGTCACCATAGCAACGAATAGACTCCAACAGCACCGTTATGCCGGGATTGTTTACCGTACAGATTACGATTGCTTGCATAAAATGACACTCATCGAATCTACAGCCCTCGGAGTTCTTAGTATTTCTGCGTCAGTTAATTTCTTTTTTGCTAATTCATTGCCGTACTCGGACAGGTTAAACGCCATTTGCTTTAGGTGGAACCGATCTTCCCAACCTAAGTACCAATGCCAATCAGTGTAGTACAGCCAGCTATTCTCGTTAAACGCCCGTACATGGGTCGGGTCTTGCCAAGCCCCTAGACTTAGCTCGTAGGGGACGTGAATATGGAACTCGCCTCCCGGTTTTAGCAGATTCTTGCAATTCGTCATCGCCCCTACCAAGTCCGGGATATGCTCCAGAACATCGTTAGCAATGATTTTATCGAACATCTCTGGCTTAATCTCAACCTCACCAAATCTGGTCTGGACTATCGCCCCATATCTAACTTTCGATATATCCACTTCCCAATCCGGCTTTACCCTAGCCTGAATGTCAGCGTTTAGGCAGTCATCCCGCCAATCCTTGCCGGAACCTAAATTAAGCGTTAAGGGCTGCAATTAAGTCCTCTACCTTGTCTGAACACAATAACGGAATTAACTCGTTTATACGGGCTTCTGGAAGCTCCCACCAGGGGTTTTGTAGCAACTTCTCTATCTGATCCCCGTTAAAACGGTACTTTAAGACCTTAGCAGGGTTCCCACCGACTACCGCATACGCAGGAACATCCTTAGTCACCACAGACTTAGCCGCTAAAACAGCACCATCGCCTATCGTCACCCCGGACATAATCGTGCAGCCTGAGCCGATCCAGACATCATTCCCGATGACTACATCACCCTTAGTCGCTGGATGTCCGTCACCATGCCAAGGGAATATTTCCTCATTGATATGCCCGAAAGGGTAGGTTGTCACCCAATCCGTCCGATGATTCCCACCTAGAAATATCTCGACGTTATCGCCAATTGAGCAAAAAGCCCCGATTAAAACGTCAGCCTTTTCGCCCCAATGCCGGACAGTAATGTTTTCCAGCCCGTAGCTGTATCTCATTTTTTCTTGTTTCTTGCGGATATAGCGGCTGCTTTGGACTTTGCATCAGCCTTAGAACTGGCTCCCCATGCCTTTAGACTCAGGAGCAACCTAGTAGGTTCACCGTTAGGCTTACGTTCTGCTCCGGGCATATTACCCATCCGGGCTAGAAATGATGCGCGTCTAGGATTATCACCAGACTTGACCGGAGCCTTCAGGTCTGAACCCGGATTCTCAGCCTCGTAGGACTTGCGACCCTTCTCATTTAAGCCACCTTTAGGGTTCTTGCCAGCCTTCTTAGTCCATGCTGCGCCCATTTTTGCCCCGTTTTTGCTTGCCCATGGGAATCTTGATCTCGATTTCTATTTCATTAACACCGTTCTTTTTCTTCTCTTTTTCTTCGTCGAGATACTCTTTTAGCAACTCTTTGTCAGATTTCTTTTGACCGTTCTTCATTTTTTCCTCGGCTTGGCTGTTTTAGCGGCTTCCTTAAAATCTGCCTTAGTAGGCGCACCTTTAGAACCTACCTTACGCATCTTCTCGCCACTACCCTCGGCAATACGTTTGCGCTTGGCATTGATATTTGCGTAGAGTCCGGGCTTCATTTCTTCTTTCCCTTCTTAGTCATACCAGCTTCGCTCATGGCAATAGCTACGGCTTGCTTAGGATTGGTCACGACCTTACCGCCCTTGCCTGAGTGCAGAGTTCCTTCTTTGAACTCGCCCATAACCTTGCCGACCTTCTTCTGAGCCTTAGACATCTTTTTCATTTAGCAACTCCATAACTAAGTCTTGCAGTTCAGATTCAGTCACGGAATACCGCCGCTCAAATGCCTTACGACCTAAACCGTGATACCCAGTATTACCTCTATGATGCTCAGGACAAAGGGGAATAGCATTAGAATGAGAATTCCTGACTCCCAGTCCTAACCCTATCCCCCTTATGTGGTGAATCTCAGCAGGTGTGCCTGCGTATCCAAGTTTGTAACATAATATGCAACCTATGTCAGCAATCTCGGATAAAAACTTACGTTCATTTTCCCGCAATAGCAAACCTCTTAGACGGATAATTTACAAACGATTCACCCTCATTGCACTCCTCGCAGCAGGTAACGATCTCGCCAGACATATCCCTAGCCCTCGGAACCTCATCCCAATCTACTACCCAACCGCAATACTCACATTGTGCCAAATTGCTGTCATCGATCTCGTTCATTGTGTCACCCTATCCATAGTTCGATTAGAAGCCTCCTGAGACCGCCATACGTCGATCCGAGCCTGTGCTGCTATCAACTTCCACCTAAGTTCTTCAGCAGCCTCTACAGCCGCCTGAAGCCCTTTTAGTAAGGCTTGGTACTCTGGATGAGCATAAGCCTGATTCTCCCTGTCAGCGACCGTATTCCCGATAGCCTGACTGAACAGGATTGCTTTCTTGCTTTTCCGAAACTCCTCTAGGTAAGTAACCTCGGCTTTAGCCTTAGCGTAAGCCGTAGAGTTCCGGTAGATAAAGTCGATTGCCTCATGAGGATCAACCTGCATTTGCCTCTCCGATAGAGATTCGGATTGCCTCAATCAGCTTCTCAGCGTTCTCAGGCGAGATAGACAGGTTTGCGCTACCGTTGGACAACATCACGTTAATCCAGACGTTCTTGCCAACCGTATCGACAAAAATTGCTGTGTATTCGTTTACTCCTTCAACTTTCATAATGCCCCCTAAAAACCGGGGTTTCCCCCGGATGATTAATTACTTGCGAATTGTTAAAGAATCAAGAATCATGTTGGATTCTTTGCGAGTAAGCACTTCATTACTTGCCACTTCCCAACCGATACAGCTATTTGTACGAGACGGACGATGAATAATTACTCGCACATTGTCACTTCCATCGTCTTGTATTTCTAAGACACCACCATACGCATACTGGTTATCAGCAGAACAATTAAGATCGTATTCGGTAATTTTCATCTAGTTCTCCTTAGTCATCCCGCTGTGTGCTGCGGTATGGACGTATCTTCTCAAAACTGTTTCGGAGCGTCAACACATTTATTTCTATCGGTAAACACATTGCTATAGGTAAACACTATTCCCGGCAAACCTCTTTCACCGCCTTTATCGCGTCAATCACGTTACTGACAACAGTTACCTGCCCTTTCCAACTGTGATGCCACAAGACTTGATCCGGGGTTAGCTTGGCTTTATCGTCCTTCTTTATCTCTAGCAGGACGTTTTTGCCCTTGTAGCCAACGAGAATATCCGGGCAACCCTTGCCTACCGCATGGAGATGCTCGACTTCCATCCCCAAGCGTCTTAGCTCTTTGACGATATCGACCTGATTCGAATCCACTCGTTTATAGACCACGCCAATCCCCTTTCTTGCCCCGGTTACCAAGCTCCCATTGGATGCGGCAATCTTTCTCCAGCTTCTCCCGCCTATCACCCTTGACCCTAGCAAGATAGTCCATTGCCTTGCCCCTGTCCTCTACTCTCCATGCTAAGACTTGGCGCACCTCGCACCTGTGCCTATGCTCTAAAACTTCCTCGGTTATCAAAATCAATCCTAGCCCCTATTCTTTCCACAAATTGCTGGCTTAGACTGTCGTACCAAAGTCCGTACCACTCCTGACCGTCACCGTTCCGCTGCTTCTCGCACATTAGGTAGGTATCCGGCTGAGTCTCGTCTATCTGCTCACCCCTATTTTTAGCGTTTTCCTTCTTCTTGTTGCGCCACACCAAAAAGACGTTATCCACCTGATCCGAGATAGACCCCGATCCCTTTAGGTCGTTCTTATTCGGCTGAGTCTCATCCGTCTGTTGTTTGCGGATATGGTGGACTAGGTGAACATGAACGTTATGATCTCTCGCCAGTGCAGTTAGCTCGTCGATAAAAGACTTCTGACCGTTGAAGTCATCCTCGTTCTTCACGCACTTCATTAGGCTGTCGATGATGATGTGTTTAACGCCTAGCTCTGTGGCGCAGTACCGAGTCATGGCTATCACCTTCTCTGGTGACGTAGTTCCCTGCTGGTCGTAAAGGTACATATTACTACCTAGAAACTTGTCCATCCGGTCAACCATCTTCGTGATGAATCCTGCCCTGTCGTGAGTCAACGGATCATCCAGCGATTCCCCGGAGAACTGTCTAAGCATCCGTTGTAGCGTTCTTTCTGGCTTCATCTCGAACGATGCTATGCAGACCGACTGATTTTGCTTGACCAAGTGCAGCGCGATTTGACCAGTGATTAACGACTTACCGCCACCGTTAGAACCAGCGTAAACAGTAACCTCGCCCTCACGATAGGCAAAGGAATCATGCGTCTTAGTCCAAGGCATCACAACTTTTCGCTCTACCGTTTCCGATAGGTAGGACTCTTTGACCGACTCCAGCCAATCCCTAGCCTTCCTTACCCGGATCGTTACATCGTTAGCGTGAAGGTACTTCTCTACGTCAATAGTCTCCGATTTTAGGATTCTGGCTTTCCTAGCCTCATCTAGCTCTATCGCCCTTGCTTCAATGCTCATCGTTTCTCCCCATATTTGAACAGCAGTTCTTTTTTAATCAAAAACGCTTTCTTTTTGTTCCTATCGCCAGCACCTACAAACTCTACATATACCAATTTATTCTCGATAATGCAGTGAATAATGTCTCTAGGTCTGACCCATAAAAAAACATCTCCATCGTAAAAAACCCACCACTTAGCCTCGGTTGCCAACAATGCCGATGGGTTGCCAGACATCTCGACTTCAACAACCAGATTCCCTGTCTCTTTAGACATCGGGTCGTACTTCACCTCAACGCCTGTGCCTGTCTCCGGTATCCAAATGTCGTAGCCCTTGAAACCATCAATCAACGTAGCGCATGGATACTTTTTACGGATACTCGCAAGCACCTGCATTTCAATGGCTATGCCGCGTTTAAGGTCATCGTGGAATGTCATTTCTCTCCTTAATTTTTGCCAGAAGCATCGTTGAGAACTCGGTTGGCTTTTTCGTTAGGTTCCAGATCGTCTTGACCTCTGCGGTAGATAAGTCTTTCCATCCAGCATCAACGACTTTCCAAATAGCATCAACAACTTCCTCTGGCTCAGGCTCTTTCGGAAACTCAATCAGCGGCTCTCCGGCTAATCTTTCTGCAATGACTTTCGTTAGGGCATGGTTTGTGTACATCAGCTTTAGAATATTCAGTAGCTCCTCAGCCTCATCTGTCGTTAATTCAATCGTCATAGTCTCCCCTAGTTAATGTAGCTTACCGCTTCGTTGATTCTGGATAGAGCCGTTTTAAGCCGTTTTCTGTCCTCGGCTGATACTTCCCTACCCTCGCTTACGTCAAACGCCGCTATGGACGTTACAAGTGCCTCAAATTGGATTATTTTCAGCAGGTCTGTTGCGTAAAACGGTCTGCGGACTGGTTTATTGAAATGTTGTTCCTTTAATCGGTCTAAATTGTTGTCGCTAGGAAACAGGTCTGTCAAGTCCATTCCTACGGCTTCAACGATTTGATGCGCTGAACATCCAGCAAAGCACTTGAGCAGGATTCGACCGTCATCAGTTTCCGTTATGGCAAGACTCGGAGACTTATCGCCATGAGCAGGACAACAAGCAGTCCAGCGACCTTTAGAACCTTTGACCTTTTCGAGTTTGTTTAGCAAGTTTCCAATCACAGCACTTTCCTCCCCATAAAGTTATCGTTAGGAGCAGACTTCTTAATCCAGTCGGCTTCAAAGCCTCTCCACCCTCTAGCGCACATTAGTTCGAAAACACTCTCTAACGGCATACCAGCCTTTCCAGCTTCTTTTCTAATTTTGTTAACAACCGTATCCGTAACGGAAGCCTTTAAGCCTTTTCTATGGCGCAACCAGTCTTTCCAAATTAACTCTGATACGTCCTCTGGACGCGTAATAGTCTTTTCTTGGTTCTTGGTTATTGGTTTATGGTTATTGGTTGGTTGCACGTCCGTTGAACGGGCGTTAGACCGACGTTCAGCAGATGCCCTACCAGCCCTAGATGCTTGCTCAATTTTCCCTCTGTAATGGGCTATTTCCTTATCTGCTCTGACGTTAATCCAACCATCTTCAGTCAACGTAAAGAATTCCTCTAAAACGGACTTAACCTCGGATTCGTAGTCGCGCAAATTGATCTGACGTGCAACGGACGTTAAACCGGAGTTCAACGGACGTTCATGGAGATAGTAGAGATCGAGTAATCGCCTGTAGGCAATATCCTCAATAGGAGACAAATGACGGGTATGACTGGCGTAATCGCCAATATTGAATTGGTAGTAGTGCATATTAGCCTCACGTTATTGGCTGTCGTTACTTAAAAAGGTGGGTTTGGCAGGACGGTAACGAATCGTCTTTTCAGGAGCTACCCTAGCCATTCCCTGTGAACTATACCGTAATGTTTCTCAACTGACAAATCTTACAAACATTGTGTTCCTTGAACTGCATTGACGATCTGGACTTCTTGCAGCCAGCGCAATATCTCAGCCCATGATGGTATTTCTTAATCGTTCCAGTTTTGTCGCTTAACGTTGGAACTGAGAGTTTTGAAGGTTCTTCTTTCAACTGGTTGCCCTCTAGGAGTTGTCTTTCTAGGTTCAGGGTACTTCTCTAGCTTAGGTTGCGTTTCTTGCAATCTTTTTAATGTTTTCTCGTATTTCATTGTCTCATAATGTTGTTGTTTGGTAATAGAATGTTCCTATAGGATTTGATTTATCTATAGAAATGTTTTTACACCTATCTGTTAAGGTATGGCATTATTTCGACGTGGCAATTGATTAATCAACTAGGGGCAAACATGAAAACGATGACCGGGGATACTAACTCTGAATCAATTTATAACTGCGCTAAATGTGGCGTATCTCTTTGGAACGATCATGGCTGGAAACTTAGTGATGGTACAGTCATTTGCAGAAAAGATGATAAGTGTGGTCATCGTCAAATCCGCAATCAAATTGAAGCAGCAAAAGCATTAGGGACTTGGGCTCCGCGTTGGCGGTAACTTATTAGGGGATAAATATGAACGCACAGGAATTCGAGCAGTTTTTACTTTACGAACTGTTAGACGGTCATCCAGATGATGTGCTTTGCCACATGACAGCCGCAGATATTGGCGAGGAGTTTTCACAGATGTTATGGGTTTGGTCGCAGCATCATCAAAATCCTATCCAATTGAGAGACAGTATGCAACGGTTCATTATCAACATGATTAACCGTACTGTGAAGTCTAAGAACTTGCCTGAATACGATGAGACTGACGAGGATCGGCATTTCGAACATCAAGACAGGCTGTATCAGGAACACAAAGACCGGGAAGCAGAAAACTACTTTAAGGAGAAAGAAGCATGAACAAACTATTCAGGACAGACGATAAGCTAGCTGACTTCATCGACCGTCATTCTGGTAAAGTCATCTTTCTAATGTTTCTACTGGCTTTGTTATTGGATAGCGTATGACATCAATCCTAGACCCATCATTCAAATATGTCTCGTCTGGCAAAACAAACATTCGTAAGACTTTTGACCGTATTCGCAAAGAGCAAAAGGAGGCTGCAAAGATACAAGCTAATGAGAAAGCACAACCTAACAATATCATCTTCAATAAAAAATTCGCTAAAGGATAAATAATGGATAACCGTCAACAGGAGCAAGAAGAACAGCAGCAATGGCTTGTGTATGAAAAATTACAGAAAGCCAGAGTCAAGCTCCAGAATATAGAACTCAAAAAGTCAGGGCATAACAAGTTTGCAGGGTATCGCTACTTTGAACTGACCGACTTCCTGCCTACCGTCAACTCGATATTTGCTGAATTAAAGCTCTGCCATACGTTAGAGTTCACCAGTGATCTAGCGACAATGCGGGTCATTGATACTGAGGATGGTGGCTGCGCTAAGTTCACTTGTCCTATGGCTTCTGCTCAACTCAAGGGTTGTCATGAAGTCCAGAATCTAGGCGCATCGATTACCTACATTACTCGGTATCTGCTGGTAATGGCTCTTGCTATCTGTGAGCATGACGCACTAGATGCGACTACCGGATCAGAAGAACCTAAGTCCGCAAAGCCTGTCACTAAGTCGGTATTTGACGAACTAGACTCAGAGTCACAGGACGAAATTCGTAGCTATGCAGCCGATGTAATTATGTTCATCCACAAGGATAAGGTAGGCGAGGCTGTGGAGTACATCAATTCTCTGGAACTGGATGCGGATTTAAAAACTGCACTCTGGAGCCAGTTGGATAGCAAGCAACGATCAGCAATTAAGAAATTCACTAAAGGATAATCATGGAATACGATAATACTAATCGCGGTATGTTAGGGCGTAACACTAACAAGCAGTCTGACAAGCATCCAGACTACTCCGGCACGATCAATATCGATGGCAAGGATTACTGGCTCTCTGGATGGCTTAAAGAAGGCAAGAACGGTAAGTTTTTCTCTCTAGCGGTTAAGGAGAAGGAAACCAAGAAGCCAGCAAAGAAAGTAGAGTTTCAAGATGATGATCTTAGTGACGCACCATTCTAAGGAGAAACTATGAAATACTTATTCGCACTCTGGTTAGCTCTCACAGCCCCTATCGTTTGGGCTAGCTGCTCGACACATAGCTATTACTATGATGGTCGGTATGTGACCTGTACAACCTGCTGTTATGGTGGCAACTGCAATACAAGTTGCTTTTGATTATGGAGGAAAGCGGATGCCAGCTTTTCGATTAACAAATCGTCAAGGATAGAACTGGTGAAGCGAGTACTCCACCCTTAAGCCTAGCGATAGGTGGCGCGAATAACCTACGCAGCATACGCACAGTCTCCTATCAGGTAGGTTTCTCCCCTCTGTGTGAGTATGTTGACAGCCCGGAAAGACGGGCATTAACTCAGGAGAAAACATGGAACTGCTGGACTATTTACTTAAGACCTACGACATCAAGAATGACCGCCAATTAGCCCTAACGCTAGGCGTATCAACCCCGACTATTAGCAAGATTCGTAACGAGCGATATGGCGTATCGGCTAGCATGATGATTGCCATTCACAAGACCTTTGCTATGCCTATTGAAGAAATTGAAAGTTTCCTATGAGCTATGAAGCAACCGAATTGTTAGTAGTCCGTTGGGGTGAGGCTAGAGGAATCATCCAGAACTCAGACTCTAAGACGCAGCTATTGAAGGCTTTTTCTGAGATGGGAGAATTAGCAGATGCGATTACCAAACGAGATCGTGACGCAGTTATCGATGGACTTGGCGATGTTCTTGTATGCCTCACTATGGTTGCTGCTATTGAAGATGTCGATCTAAAACACTGTTTTCAGTCAGCCTACGAGCAGATTAAGGATCGCAAGGGCTTTCTGAACAAGGAAGGAGTATTCGTTAAAGATGACAAATGACATTGCTAAAGCTATCGATATGGTCAATGGCTGGTGGGCTAAGTCTATCGTCGCTATCCTGCTCTGCGTGATCGGATGGTATGTCGGTGGGATTCAGACCGAATCTAGGATCGCTTCTGACTGTAAGTTCGCAGGAGCCTTTAGAGTCGACATCCAAGCATTTACTTGCCAGCGCAGATTATGACTAAATTTTGCACCAGTTGCCAAGCCATTAGAGACATAGAGGGTGGAGTTACCAGACCGACTAGGGGAACTACTCGCTGGATATGCAAGTCCTGTATCGAGAAGAAGTCTCTGAGTATCTACCGGAACCTATCCGGGAAGCCGACTCCAGTAAACCACATTAACAGAATTGCAAGACAGCTAAGGGAACGAAATGGGCAGACCTAGAAAGAATCCTGACGATCCTAAGTGGCAAGAGCCAAAAGAAAGCCCAGTTAATGACGATTGGCGTATCTTCTTCGCAGCGGCTCTAGGAGGCTTAATTGCTAGGGGTAGTGGTCAGACCTATGACCAGATGATAAAAACAGCCTCAGAGATCGCTACAGAGGCTCAGAAGTCACTTTCTTAGGGCTTCGTATTGGGTGTAACACTGCTTGAGGGCTGACCTGAGTTCGTCGGCTTCTCTAGCGACCCTGACAAGAAACTCTCCATCCTCTCGGTAAAGCTCTTTTCCGCTACAGGATGATGGTCTAGTGCCGGAGGAATTGGGCAAGGAACTTGTTTCGGTGGGGCGGGTTTGACGCTGCTGCAAGCTGTTAGAAAGAGCATTAGCCCGAGCGTTAATATTCCTGATTTCCGCATCTTTCTCTTTCCTTAACTGGTCAGCGTTAGCCTGTAACTCCTGCTCCTTAGCCCTAGCTTCTTCCTGAGCCTTAGCGTACTGAGCATATTGCTCAGCTTTCTCTTTATCCCAAGCCTGTTGTACCTCAGCCTTGCCTAGCTGGTGTCCTTGATACAGACCTCCGGCTCCTGCAACGCCTATGGCTGCTACAACGCCAATGATGACGTAAGGGTTCATTTCGGCGGTACTTTTGTGCCATCAAGTTTCTTGTGAATCTTGACCTCACGGCATACCTGTACCTCTTTACCCTGTCTTTTCTCAGCGTGACAGACCTTCTTTGTCTCGCCAGCGTGAATGTTAAACACAAGAAATAAACTAAGAACGACAGTTCCAACCATTCGTATCGCAATCATGTGATCTCCGGGTGTGGTGGTTGTTCGGGTGCTGCTTTACCGTTATAACCTGCTGAAGCCATTGGTGCAATCGTTGGCTCCATACGAACAGGAGCTTGTACGGGTGACGGTGGTGGTGCTTTAGGTGGGTCAGTCCAATCACTCGCCTTAGATACTCCGGGTGGTGGATCGATCAACTTAGCAACCCCATCCTTACCTTTAATTGCAAGCAATGTCGCTAATGCGCCTAGTATGTATTTAGACATATCAGACAGCAGCATAAAGAACTGCTTATCTGCTGGTGCTATAGCGTTCATCGGCTGAGTGACAAAAACAACCGAATACATCGCTAGGCTAGACATCATCAAAAGCACCATACAAAAGGTAGTGCCAATGACTAGCTTAATGACTGAATCAATCTGGTCAGGACTCCACTTCATTTTTCCTCCGGCTTAAAGTCGGCAGCAGGTACTAATTGATCTGGACAGGTTCCCGTTACAGCACAAGTAGGACGCTGGCACTCAGGTTTATTCCAGTTTTTGTTATCTTGGCAAGGATAACGGAACCTATCCTCACAGCCTACGAGACTAAGAATGAACAACAGCCAAAGCACGCGCATACTGAGCCTCTCTATCTTCCATACCCTTGTAACCACCGTTAATGACCTTAGTCATGCCTCGTAAGTCTGTGGCATCAGCGAATCGATTGAGCTTGTTAGTCTCCCAGAACCAGCAAGCAGATTGAGCAGCACCTTCAAACGTCTGTGTGTACTCTGAGGCTTGTTCTGGAGTCATCTCGAGGCTAGCAGCGAACCAAAAATAGTTATCCTTGCCGGTAAGCTGGATCAGTCCTCTACCCTTGTATCTAGCCCCATCTCCGCTAGCCTCGTCACCGTTACCCATGCGGTTAGCATAAACATGGTTAGCGATCTTATCCGGCTGTTTAGCGTAAGCCTTAGCCTGTGAATCTGTAGAGAAATACTTAGGGAAAACTTTAAGGAGTCCTGAAGCAGAGTAGTTCAGGTTTTCCGTTAGCCATACGAACCCACCTGATTCATGATGACATTGGGCTAGGAAAGCCGCTATACGGTTTGGAGTCGTTATTTCGTATTCTTCTAGGAGCGACTTACCACCTAGTTCGGTCTGCTGGCTGAATAAAGCGTCATACCATTGATCCGAGTACTTAGAGTGAGGAATAAATTTCCTGAAAGCATTGCGGTCAATCACGATACATCCTCTCTATCAGTATCTCTCGCCGGAGTTCTTTCATCTTCCTAATCTCGATGATAGCGGCTTGATGAGCATAGTACATATCGTAGTACATGAAAGCCAGAATAGGCATTACGATAAAGAAAGTTAATAACACCGCCATGACAGTAATCAATAAAGTCCAAGGGATGTTTTCATCATCGCGCTTCTTGTTGTCAGCCACATTAGACCCACCGCCCAAATCACCACGAAAATTACTCCGGAAACCCACGCCACTTTTGACTTGATTTCCGCTATCCTTTTTCTTCGTCTCCATGATGCTATCTGAGCTAGCCTAAGTTCTTCCGCATGAGCTTCTTCTTGCTCTTTGACGATACGCTGCCACATTTCTTCGAACTTGCTCCACAATGATCCTAGCTCTGGTGGAGCCTTGTAAACCATCGTTTCGCGTATCTCAACTAACATCGCATCAAGCCGAGAAGTAATCAATATCCGCTTTAATGCTCTCCTACCTATCGATTCCTCACCCTTATAGACCTGTTTGGCTTCTAACTGCTCTTTGAGGAATAGCTTACTGATAGAATCATAAGCATCCATCAATGCGCCTAGCTGGTTGCCAATGTCCGTAAACACATCGTTAGGGTCAGCCTTGGCTATCTCCTGAACCCGCTGGACTTCAGCGTTATATTGCTGTTTCTGTACCGGGGTTGGGTCAACAATCTTCTGATACTGCGCCTTCAGATCATCCAGCACATCCTTAACGTCACCTGCTGCACCTTTAATATCCTTGTAAAGTTTGCAACTGGCTTTAACGGCACTGACCGCAGCATTAGCAGCAGCAAGTAGCGTTAGCGGATCGATTTATTCCTCTGGATCAGACTTCTGATTCTTCTTAGCAATCTGTAAATGCTGGTGCTTAAACCAAGTACCAATTAACAAGCCTATAACACCGATTGCTAAACCACCAAGCGCAGCGAATTCATTAGCTGTAAGACCAAAAAAAACGGCAGTCGCAGAACCGCCGTAAGTTGCCGCAGTAGATGCTTTACCTATGTCAACCATTTCTAGCCTCAAGTTGTTCGATACGCTGGCTCATCTCTTTTACTGCGTTAATCAGAGCAAACGTGAGTTCTGAAATATCTACAATCTTAAAACCATTGTTGTCAGTTTTTACACAATTAGAAAAGGCAGTACCTTCAAGTTCCTGAGCAATAACCCCAACAAACTGCTGTGATGGGCTATCAGACTTCATGAACTCAGCGGTATAACGGTAGTTCTTAGGTTCAATCTGTTTTAGTTCCGCTAGACCCTTATTGTAGGAAGTAATGTCTTGTTTGTAACGAGAATCTGAATAGCTGTTAAATGAGCCACCACCTTGTTTTTGAACATCTGACATCGTAAAACCAGCAGTAGTGCCATTTACAAAAAATCTTAAACTACCGGGGTCATTTGCACCGACTTCAGAAGAATTTTGTATTCTTAGCTGTGCTTCTCTGGTCGTGCCACTGCTATTAAAAAAAAGCGAGTTGTAAGTATCAAAATTCAAACCAGTAGCACTTCTAATACCAGTGTTAAACGTCTTAACTCCTGCAAATGTTTGAGCAACAGTGCTAACAACCCCTGACACTGTATTTGTAGCAGCAGGAAGTGCTGCTGATGTCCAAGCATTACCGCTAACAGTTAACACATTCCCAGCCGTACTAGCGGATACTGAAGATACAGCACCAGTTCCATTTCCAACTATGACCGCGCCAGATGCGATTGTCGCAACACCAGTGCCGCCATTGGCAACGGCTAATGTCCCACCTAGCGTGATAGTTCCAGACGTTGTGATAGGGGAACCAGTAACCGATAGCCCTGTTGTACCACCAGACAATGCAACACTAGAAACACTGCCAGAGCCAGATGTCACAGTACCCCAAGAAACAGTAACGCCGTTAGTTGTTAGGTACTTACCTGAATTATTTGTTTGAGTCGGCATCAATGCGTTAATCGCGTCTGCTGCCGTAGTTTTGCCAGTACCACCTTGAGCTATCGGCAAAGCGTTCGTCAATGTCACGTTACCAGATACAGATAAATCACCACCGACAGTAAAGTTATCTCCAGCTAGACCAGCTTGCTGATCCTTTAGCTGTGCCATTAGCTCCCGGATTGCATTGTTAATTGCCGATGGTGGGCAACCTTCAGCAATGTTAATACCGTCAATATCAGTATTGTTTGCCGGAGTTGAGCTAAATTCGCTAATCTTTGTCTTTGCCATGATTTATTCCCTTGACTCTAACATTCCGTAATCAGTTAATAATTGAGCAGTACCAGCCCAACGTTTTGCCGATGTAGGAGACATTTTCCGCAATTCTTTGAGTCTGTTAATTCCGTCTGGACTTGTTATGATTTTAGCAATTTGTTCAGCATTTACAGCAGCATCTTTACGGATAGCCCAATCTGCCAAGACCTTAGCAGGTTGATCTAGTTTAATCCCGCCAACAGTTCTAGCAACACCAGTTGTAATGCTTGTAATAGGAGGATTCTTAAACATTTCCTCAGTCACTAGCTGATTAAATGCCGTATCTGAACCTAGTTTCTTAGCCCTTCCAGCAGCCTCTAAAACCTCAGCTAAATCACGCAATGCCTTAAATTGATCTGGTGACAATGCTGCTTGCATAGCCTTCATCTGCTTAGGATCGCCGATAATGATGTTTTGCCAAGTATTACCAGTATCTAACTTTAGACCTTGCTGAGTCTTTGCCGGTTTCTTAGCTAGTGTCCATTGTTCCTCTAGGAAAGCCCTCGTTACAGCATTCCATGCTTCCTCGCCACCACCAGCAACAATTTGCTGTTTAGCGTAACGGATCGTTCCAGGACTTGGATTAGCAAAGATTCTATTAGCAAAGTTCTTCAGATTGTCAGGAGACATCTGCATTAACGAAACGCCTGTAATACGCTCATTAAACTCGTTAATAGGCTGAGATAGCCTCTCAAATGCCCTATTCGCAGCAATGTAGTCAGGGTTCTCCTTACCCATCTGTTCTAGCAGGTTGTTCTTGATTACTGTTAGCTTTGCCTGAACTGTTTTATCTAAAGAACTAAACGCATCTTCCTTGAACATCGCATCAATCTCAAACTTTGAGTTTTGCAAATTAGGAAGACGGTCTTCTGGAACAAATGTTTTTAAGGTATTACCTTCTGCATCAATTTCTGGCTTTTGCAGCAAATCTTTTATTTTTCGCAAATAACCAGCAGCACGACCAGTAGGAGGCTGCGTCTTTAGCATATTGTCAATCTGGTTCAATACTGGAGCAGTATTAACAGGAACAGATAATTCAAATGCCTTTTCATAGATAGGGGTAACGGCTGCATCCCTATCAGCGATTAGCTTCTGTTTTTGTTGCTCTAACGCAGCCACTCCTCGATTACCAGCAACAGCAGCATCCTCTACCTGAGAAATAGTTGACAGATAGTCATCCACTGCACTCTGTACCTTAGCTTCTCTTTCTTTATAGAACTGCTGCATTACTTTAGAGGATTCAGCAACATTCCCCATAACCTTCTGCTGACCTAACAAAGACGATAGGTTAGTCAACTCCCCCGGGGTTAATGGGATTCCATACTGACCTGACTTAGCTCTAAGTGATGCAACTAGCTTAGGATCAACCTGAGCAATATCCCGCGCCAGTCTACGTTCTTGGAAACCCTTGCGAACAGCAGGAGCTAATTCAGCAACACCCGACAATAAGCCAGAAACACCTACTTGAAATGGATCAACCTCTTGACCCGCTATGCTTTGTGCAAGTTTCTGCCGTAAATAATTTGTTCCAGCAGCAACAGTACCGACACCAGTAGCAGCCGCAGCCGTACCTACTGGGCTTGTTATCGCTAACGGAGCCAAAGCGACACCAGCAGTAACGTCAGGAACCATCTCTGCTACATCAGGAGCATAGTAAGCAGCAGTAGCCCCTAAGCCAGAAACTTCTTTATAGAACTTGCCGTCATCAGCCTGATAAGCAATGTCACCATCAATAATGCGGTATCTATTTGGAGATATGCCACGCTGTTTAGCAAAATAATTAACAGCCGCTTGCTTGTCTGTAGGGATGCCACCCATAAAAGCAGTAACCATACTCGCACCCTTAGATGGGTCTGATATGGCTTTAGGCATAGGCTCTATCGGCGCAAATTGACCATAACCAACTTGCTTACCTGAAGTTGCCTTATTCCCATAAAGCAACTCATCCGTTACATTGCTAGATGCAGCAGGTTTACTTGCACTATCACCGTAAAGCAATTCATCAGTAATAGCCATGATTACTCCATTAAGCCAAATTCACGCGACAAAATAGCCCTGACGATTGCCTTGTGATTAGAGTCTTTGTCATCGTAGGCTTTACCACCAAACAATTTATTGTCACCCTTTAACGCTGCCTCACGTTGACGCATCAATGTAGGGATTTTATTAACATCAACATCAGTTAATTTCAAACCGCTTTGCTTAATATATCCAAGTCTTGCCTCATACAGCCGACCTTCTCTGATCTTTGCTTGTAACTTTGATAAAAACTGAGTCGGACTATCTTTCTGCGGATCAGGAACACCTTTTCTAATACGGGCTTCCTCATCGCCAGAACCTACAGCAGCACCAGTAATCATATTTATATAACTATTTAACTGGTTATAAGAGTTTTGAGCAAATTCAGCATAATCTCTTAATTCAATAGCTTGCTCTGGTGTCGGCTTTTTGCCAAGTCTTTCTAGACCAGCAACAGCCTCCATTTTTAATTGGAATGGCTTTTCCAAATATTTAGGGTTAAAGTTTGATGCAATACTTTGTAGATTCAAGCGATTCTGACCCAACTCAAGCAACTGAGTATCTACTTTGTTTGCGCCTTCTTTACCTAAAGGAACTGCACCCGGAGGCATTACATTGATATTTGTACTAGGGATTTTTTCTTTTAGGAACTGCTCATAAGTCTTTTTCCCACCTTGAGAAACATAAAATTTGTATTCCTCAATGCTTGTAGCAGGTTTGTCAATAGCTGTACCTTGTACTAAATCTATTTTCCCATTTGCATCAACTTGATATTTTTGACCACCAGAAGTAGGCAAGCCGAATTGAGTTGCCTCATCTGAAGTTAGTATTTTTGCTTTTGTCTTTGGAGTTGTCCCAGCGACAAGCTCAATTTCTCCAGTAGGCTTTCTCTGATAAATAGCTCCCTCTGGCAATCCAAGAGCAATAGCTTCATCTGGATTGATAACTTCAGCCTTTGCTTTTGGCGTACCAGCGAAAATAACCTTGCCTTGTGGCGTTATAACTGTTTGATTTTCACTAAGCGTAATCGGCTTTTTCTCTGCTGCCTCACGTTCAGCAACGATACGGAAAGCACCAGCCGGATTAGTATCAAACTCATCAGCCAGATCAGGATATTTCAACTTCATCGCCTGAACGCCAGCAATTTGACGCTGCTGCAAAGCGAGTTGCTGTTGCTGCACTAGGTTCTGTAAGCCGGATTGATATGTCTGACCTGCTCCACCATAACCAGCCAACAATGCGCTAGTAATGTTTTGGAAGGCAGAACGAGGCGCACCACCAGCACCCATACCCTGAGCCAAAGCAGCAGCAGAACCGAGCAAACCAGCTAGATTTGCTCTCTTTTGCAATGATGCAGTTTGATCCGCACCTAGCAGACCCTCATACCCAGATGGCGCACCACCAAAGATATTAGGGATGTAATCTTCTAGTGCCATATGTCACCTATATCAGACTGAATTGAGGGACTGAAGATTGGTATCCCATAGATTGCTCTGACTGCCTTGGCGTACCTCTTAGCAACCCGGCATTTACAGGTGGCTTTGGCGTAAGTTCTTGTTGTGCAAAGTCAGTAGCCAAGTTCATAGCAACCGGATTTTCTTGACCAAACTTCATGAACGACTTAGGCACTTGCTGTAGTGTTGCCATTAACGCCGGTTTAGCCATTGTTGCGCCAGCAGCAGTATTCATAGCACCCATCGACAACGCAGGATTAGCCGCTATGCTAGCAGTCTGAGCAGCACCAGCAGCGGCAGCACCAGCACCAGCACTAGCAGCAGCAGCACCACCAATTCCACCACCAACAGCACCTAGTAACGCACCTTTAAGTGGATTACCACCCCTAGCGGCAGACATACCACCACCTAAAGCAGCACCAACCATAGCCATACTTACAGGATCAGCCATTATTTACCCCCTGAAGTAGCTGTCTTAGTTTCCAATGGAGTGCCTTGGAAAATGTCAGTAGCCCTTTTCAGCCAATCCAAAGGCAATTCTTGTGCTTTAAGCCTTCCCATAATTGCATCTCTGTCGTAAGCCTCATAGCCCTGACCAACCTGTAGCAATCGCTGAATGTCTGCGTAATCCTGAGCAGCCAATCCCGGAGCCATTCCAGCAGCTTGTTGCTGTCTAGCCAAATCCTGAGCCGTAATATCAGAAGCAGCCCCCAAAGCACCCAATCTAGTCTGTAAAGCCCATTGCTCGCCAGCCGTTAGACCTTGTGCGCCAGCAAATCGATTCGCTATAGCCTGTTGCTCAAGTGACCCCAAGCGACCCATAGCAGCCTCTTGAGCCTGACGCTCCAACTGGTAATTCTGGAGATAAGCCTTTTGGTTTTGTTCCGATAATGCGCGAGCTAATACATCTTGTGATTTAGCAGTTTGCTGTGCCATCGCACCAGAACCGTAACGACCAGCAGCAGCGGCTTGAGCTTGTAGATTCTTCATGCTCTCGCCAAATGATTCACCAGCTAAACGATTAGCCTGTGACAAAGCACCCTGAAGATACTCACTACCACCACCTAAGTAAGCACCGCTAGCAGTCGATTTCGTTAGCCTAGCCGCCTCAGATTCAGCCTGATTTTCCATCATGGCACGATAGAAATCGGAAGATGGATCACTAGCACTCATGCCCATTGCCTCTATTTTTGAGGCATAAGGGTTCATATAGCTCATTTGCTGAGATATGGTGTTTTGAGCCTGTGAAAGCAGCGGAGAACCAGCCAAGGCTCTTTGTTCCGCTAATTTCATCGCTTGTAACGTCTGAGAGGATGGTCCAACCGCTAAAGTCTCCGGTTGATAGCCCATACCTTGATAAAGCCGCTTGGCTTCTTCTAAGCCAAATTTAAGATACGGCTTAAATTCCGGGTCGATTTCTGTCTTAGTTTCACTTCCACCGCCACCCATATCACACCTCGCTAATCCATTCTTTAGGACGGAAGCCGTAAGCCTTAGCCCTACGAGTCCATCCCGGACGATGGCTAGAAAAACTCAGGTATTTCATACCGTTTTCTCTTGCCATATCTTTGATAAATTGTAAACCTTTTTCAACCGATTGATAATCATTTTCTAACGCCCAAGCAGCCCAAACGTGGAGTTTCTGCTCTATCGGCTGTAATACAAAAAAGCCAACAAAATGATTATCCTTGAGCCCGACAAATAGAAAAGATTTCCTATTCCAACAGTCTGCGTACACATCCTCTGGTATCCAGTTTTCAGGGCTTCTCTTTTTTATTTCCTCTAGTCCGGGCTTGACGCTTTTCCACCAATCTCTAATTTGGTCAGGCTCGATATATTTGAATTCAATCATCCGACGATAATGTATCCATAAGTTTTATTTGCCGTACTGTTAGCCCAATGACTGACAGTCGCTTGCCCTTGTTGCTGGCTTGAAACGTAAAGATTCGTTGTAGCCGATGGCGCAGCATAGGATACCGTAACAATAGCACTAGGAACTGACGGACGAGTAGGAGATGTACTCGTATCAAAATGCTCTAACGAAACACTAGTGCTAGTCGTTCTCCACATAATTTCGACATAATCACCTGCGTTCATTTCTAAAAAGAAATTTATCGCAGCAATTAAGTGAGACGGATCACCAGAGCCTCTGCGTGTTGGCAGGTGGAATCGGCTATTTGAACCAGCTACATTAGTGCCATTCTTACGGAACCAAATATCTACGTCTTGACCATCATTTGACGTATTTTTGTACTGTAAAGAAAACTGAATGTTGTAAATTCCATAATTCCTGACGTTTAGCCTAGAACTATCAGAAATGTAAACTCCATTGGAATAATCTGTTGTGTTAAAGGTAACTGCATAGGCTGTAGTCGTGTTCGCAGCCGTTTGGTCTGTGGAGTCCTGAAACGCCCCGTAAGGAGCCGAATCAGCCTCAGCAGCATCAGATGTAGGGACAAAGAAAATAAGACTGTCGTAGCCTATACGCTCGTCGTAAAGGGTCGTTGTGACCGCATTTCCTGTCGCTAGTGTCAGACTACCCGAATTATTGGTCTTACCGTCCATAATGCCGCGAATTACCTCGGCAACGGCTCGTTCATCTCCCCCAAATGGCGGTAATGTCCGAAATTTCGTCATCTTGCACCAGCCTTTTGCACATCAACCTCTACACCGACAATCGTACTCCAGCTAGTATCTCCAGCATTAGTCTTGACCGATAGCCTGTGGAACCTTCCGTTAGACCTCAATGGAACACGACCATCACCGTTAGCAGTTGTGTAACTTGTGAACTGAGGAGGCTCAGATAAGGCTTGTCGAGAGGCAATAGCTACCAATCCCGTTGAATTATCAACGTAAGGTCGTGCCATCGTTATCATACTTTGCCCAATATCAACGTCACCGCTAGACACTGTTGCTGGCATTACCGCGCCATCAAACACAATGATTTTCTGCGCTCTGACACCTGCGAATAACTGCAAACCGCCAGCCCAAACAGGAGAATCTAGCGGAATATCCAGCGTATCAAGATTGTTATCGTAATTATCAACCTGCTCCAATGTTGATGAAGGAGTCAAAATGTACGAAATCGACGTTATGTCCGTTGATGCGTAAGACCATTTCTTTAGCTGGATGTTATAAATCAACATCAAGCTACCACCCTCTTTAGCTGGGAAGCACCAAAAGACAAGACCCTTAATCGGGTCAACCGTCGATGACATTGTGTTGGCAATATTGGTCAAAATAGCATTGTCAAAGAACCAACGGTTTACCTTTTCAGCACCAATAGGGATGACGTTCTGACCATCGCAAGCATAAAATCCATCGTCAGATAGGAAGTAAGTCAAACCACCAAACTGAATAATCGAACCAGAGGAAATGCCGCCCAATGTTCTCGAAATAGCATCGAATTGGAAGAAAAACGGACTTCCCGAATAAGTCATTCGGTAAATCGCTCTTTCTAGGAAGATCAGACCGTATTCACCGCCAGCAAGACCTGTGACATTGCCGCCATCAGGCAAATACTGGGAATCAGACTGACTAAACAGGCTAGGAACCCAATTAACCTCGTTGTTAATGTCAGACCAGAAGACCTTAGACTCCTCGCCAGCAATGTAAGCAGCCACCACAAAATCACGCACAACCGTCACATACTTAGCTGGCGGAGCATTGCCAGTTGCAGTAATGGTAGTGCTAGATACCGTCTGGCTTGAGCTTACGGAATAAGTGCCATTGCCACCTGTGCCTGTGCCGTAGCCTGTAATCGTCGTGCCACCAGTAACGCCAGTTCCGCTTAATGTCTGCCCTACGACAATCGTGCCGTAACTGACGTTAGTAACCGTTAGGGTTGTGCCAGAGATCGAGCCAGTTAGTCCAGCATCATCAAGACCATAGACGTATGCCCCGCCACTAATGTCAAACGACTGCAATTTCGTTAGACCATTAGCCATGATTATCTTCGAACCGAACTGGGTAATATCCCACGATTCAATAGGCGAGTAACCAGAAGTTGTCAGCGGGTCAAGTGTCGTATCAGTAGGGTCAAACTTAAAGACCTGAGTAGCACCAGCCGCAAACAGGTTATTTGTACTAGCGTACTTACCAGCAAAAGCCACTAGCAATGACTGACCAGCGTTAGAGGAATAATCGGCTGCATCCCTAACAGGAGCATACCCATTCATTACCGGATAGCAATTTTTTGCATCAGTTACACCGCCCATGATACTAGGCTGGTCTGGTGTCCATTCCCCGAAATTTATTCTTGTCGTAGCCATGTATCACCCACCGGAGAGACTTTCGTCCATTCTTCACCGTAAATCATGCCTTTTGTCGTTACCACAGCACGACCTAAAACAGATATCGTCCCACTAAGCCGCTGAATACCACCAAATGCCACGACTTCAGCTTTAGCAGTAACCGACGCACTCGCACTAACGTCATTGTTTGCCGCAGCGGTAACTAAAGACCTACCTAAGATGCTTGCGCTTGCCAATACACCATAGCCACCGTTAGCCGTTACCGTAGCAAGACCGTTAATCGAGCCAGAACCATACTTATAGACCGTACTACCCGACGTTACAACAGCATTGCCATTTATTGCTGCCGAGGCAACTACCAACGAGGCAATATTGCTTTCAGATAACGGCGCAGACGATAATGGCAATATCCCTAGCATTTACGGCTCCACCGCCCAATTAACTTCCCAAGGGAACCCCTGCTGCAAAGGAATATCTCTCAAGGCTTGGCAATAATCTATCCATGCCTGAGATGGTGACATATCACTACGGAAACGCCAATCTGTCTCTGACAATCGACGATTACGCTCATTTCTTACCGCTTCAGCTTGATTGGCATCAACTTCCGCAATAGCCTGTGCGTCCATATCTACAACGGAAAACTTGGTAAACCACTTACCATTAATTTCTTGAACGCCATCTCTAATGACACTCTGATACCGAGTAGCCTGTGGCTCAGGGCTATTCAATACTGGATCGGCTCCAAATTCGTTTAGTAGCTGCTCATTCAATTGCATAGGGAAGCTAGTATTCCGATGAAGCGACCGAAAATCCGCTTCGGTAACTACTTGCCATGTTTCTCTAATCCTAATTTCCATGATTACCTCTATGCAATCGCTAAGAAGATAAATGTTGCGCCATTTGCGTTAATCGCCGCTGGTGCTGTACTGCTTAACTCGAAACCAGACGAAAAAGCGTCAATGTAGTCAGTATTTGTAACGTCTGCCGCTGTTGTATTGATAAGCATAAACGGATCGTTTCCAGCAATAATGCCTCGCGCTGTATCGTAAACGTACCAATCACCAGTTGAACCAGAAAGCCGCTTAATCATTACAAATCTTGCGCCGCTAGTAAAGCCGCAGTTGATCTGATTTGTTGTTCCTGTGCCAGTATATGTGCCTACCTTAGATACACCCGTTACTGATGCGAACAAATACGCAACGTAAGTCGCTGTATTCGTATTTACATCTGCATTTGTGCCAACTGTAAAGACGCTAGATGTTGGGCTGGTGTCGTTCCAAAACGTAGCATCGTCAGCAGTTGCAGCATTAGAGTTCAGCAACAAATAATCTGTATTGTCATTGTTCGCGTAAACAGCCCAATCGTTAGCTGCACTGCGGCACTTGACAATCATCAACTCTGGAACAACACCCAAATTATGGGATACGGTTCTATTTGCACCAGTTCCGGTATAGCAAACCACATCAAAGAAGCCAGCAGCACGACTAAACAGATAATTGATATATGTATTCGCAGACGCATTTGTAATTGTTGACGTAGTGCCAACCTTGACACCATTCATAACGTCCCAAGGGCTAGCTTGCAAGATAGTTACGCCAGCGGCTACCTGAGCAGCAGTCGTATTTGATACAAGATAGTTTGTGCTAGTCAATCGCTGCGTTTGAAGCCAAGCAACAGCCGAACCTCTGTTTTTGATAATCGCAAAGTCGGCAACATTGCCACCTGAAACGGTAGCGTTAGCTCCTGTGCCGCTTCTTGCAGTTATGCCTAATACAGATGTACCCGTTGTAGGCTCTCTCATCAAGCCTCGACGTATCGCTATATAGACATAATTACCACCGTTTGCGTTATAACCAGCGTCAGTTGTATTTAACTGGAATCCTGTTGCTGTTGGGGTTACAAACGTACCCGTTGATTCTGCATTGCCAGAGTTAGGGTTTAGCTCAGAATCCGTACCTCCAACAACAAAGCCCCTAATATTGTCAATTAAATGCCAATCTGAAACGTCATCAGTTCTCTTTATTAGCAAGAATTGAGGCTCATACCCTAGTGTTACAGATGTGCCAGTTGCGTTACCGTTTCCAGTATATGACCCACAACTTACTGCGTTTTCAGAACCAATCTCACCAAATCCAGCAGCATTGTGAGCAAACGCATAAATTAGTTTTGTACCTGTTGTAGCTGCCGATGTAACCGTGAGCGTAGTACCAGATATGCTAAATGCAGCCGATGTCGTAACAGAATCAGTAGTGTTTAATACCAATCGATCTGAACTACCTAACGAACGATGCCATACGATCCAGTTTGATGTTGCACCTGAATCTCTAAAAATTACGCAGCCAAGTGTTCCAAGACTTGAAAGATCAACAATAGTAGGCGTTCCGTTTGTATGGGATACTTTTTTTATTTCAAAGAACTTAGATTGCTTACGAAATGCCCATGATACATAAGTGGAAGCATTAGTATTTAACTTTGCTAAAGTTCCTATCGTAAACCCATTGTTATTAAACGCGGTTAATCCATTAACTTGTGTTGTTTGCGCTGTAGTTAAGTCAGTAGCAAGATCAAACGTAGCCCCTCTTTCCGTATCATATAGGGCATGGCTAGAAATTGCCGATCTAGTCTTTATCCAAACCAAGCCACCCTCACCGCTAAGGTCAATGTTATTGACTATCGACTGACTTGAGCCTGTACCAGTGTAAAGATATGTAGAAAACACATCCTCAATAAATGCAGGTTCAACGGCAGAGGCAGCACTTTGTAACTTTTTAGCAAGCATTATGCGTTTCCTACTCTCGCGCCATAGACTTGACTGCCAACCTTCCAAAGAACAATTGCTGTATACCCTGTAGAAACCAATGCAGGAGCAAGACCAGCATCGGTTTTCCAAACAACACCAGAACCGCCCCACGTCGCATCTGTCCACGTCAATGAATACGACGTTCCATCGTCAACCATCAACGTAACAGCCTCTCCAGCAACAAAGTTAGTTCCCTTTGGTGTACGACTTGCACCCAAAGTAATCAACTGTATAGAACCGTTAGCGGGATTGATCTCAAACGCTGCACCGTCTGTAATAGTGAAAACGTCCTCAATGATCGTTCCAACAATCGTTGGGTCGGTTAGCGTCTTGTTCGTTAAAGTTTCTGAACCGTCTGTCGTAACTGCGCGTTCACCGGTATAAGTAACAAACACATCTTTAGTGCCAGCAGCAAAATCAACCGCGCTATTGCTGTTTGATGATTTCAGTACCGTAGTTCGAGCTAACGTACCCGTCCCAACAGTACCAATACCAATCTCCCAAGCAGCACCGAGAGTAATCGTGTAATAGCAAGTATTACCATCGCCAATCGCCGACCCAAAAGTACGAAACCCAGTTACCGCGCCGCCCAGTGTGAGAGTGCCTGTGCCGGTCGTGGTGGACGTTTCCCGAACTCGGTCAGCAATTATTAAAGGCATGATTACTCCAGAGTCACAGAAAGGTTACCAGACGAGATTGTAAACACATCACCAGAAGCAATCGACTTAGACGAGTCTAATGGCGTGTGATACAGCAGGTTGCCGCTAGTCGAGGCATCCAGAATACCGATATGCGTCACAGTTCCCCATGTACCTGTTGCTGTTGGGAATGTTACTGCTGCACTATTTGTTGATACACCGTTGCTAGGCGCACCAAAAGTAACCGATGTACGAGCATACGAACCACCAGAAACTTCCGTTCCTGTATTGCCATCACCCGGATCACTTGTGTACAGACCTACATAAACCGTTGTAGGGCTTGTGTAGCTTGTATTGCGGAGAGTAGCGTTAATTAGCGCGTTCTCCAGATAATTGGACATCTCAGCCATGATTTACCTCACGTTATAAGACATAGACATTGGTTGACCACTGTACTCACTTGCTTGGTCGGACGTAGAGATAGAATCAATCGCCCTAGAATACAAGGAAGCCCAAGTCTGCACCCTTGCATCATTCATCAAATACGGTTCTGCCTCTGTTAATGACGCATAGAGCAACGCATCAGGCACATAAGCCAAGAATACGTTACTAGCTGTCGAATCTGATAATACAGGAGGCTTGGCGTAATACAACATCTGCGCCGTATAAGACGAATCTGGAACCGGAGCTAATTGCATCTCCGCACCTAGAATAGTGTAATCAACAGGCTTGCCGCCATCCGTTACCCTAGATTCCTGATAAAACGAGTTAGGAGCCTTGTAACGGAGCGTAGTGATCGGAGTCGTATTGAGATGAATGTCTCTCATCTCTAAGAAATCGGTAGGCAATCCAAGTGTTGAATCGCCTCCCGTTGTGCTTGCTGTAGCTACAACCAACATCTGACGAATTCTTAGGTCTCTCTGCAGCCTAGTCTCAGCCAGACGGATAAAGTCCGGAATAACTGAAGTAAGATCGCTACGAGCCAGATAGTTAGCTATCGTTGTTTTTAGCTCGCTATAGGTCGTAAGTGCCATGCTATTCCTCTAATTGTTCAAAATCTTTCCAGCCATATTCGTAAGTGCCAATATGACGAATGTGCATCGATAATTCGTGATCTACATACGTCTGAAAGCCCTCAGAACCAGCCTTGACGCAGAAATACACATCCTCACCACACACACCATTAGCACCCCATCCAGCATCGAACCAAGGTCTGCCCGTCTTTTCGAATACTTCCCGACGGATCATCACAGCACCAAACCCAACCGCTGTAACCTCCTCAATGCCTTCCTTGCCGCGAGAGTCAACATTCGACCAGTGATGCACCAATGTCTCGCCATCCATACGCTTAGTCAGCAGTTTTGCCGTAGGCGTAACAGGCTTTCTTCTGGTCGTAGCATTAACACCAACTATCGGCACTTCCCTACTTAGCATTATGGTAATCATATCGTGAGGGAATCGCATATCGCTATCAATAAACAATAGCGCGTCACAACCCTCTTTCAATGCTACCTCTGCCAACTTCTCACGCTGGTCAAATATCAGCGTTCCCGGCATTGTGTACATACTCAGACCGCCTTTGCCATCCTTGCAACGTACTGACGCATCATGCGCTGTCATTCTTGCAAAGTCAAAAGCAAAACCAGTATGCACCTCATCCCGGCATGGGACGCAAACACCAACTCTCATACAGTACCCCTATACGTTTTCCAAACAGCATTATCAGGATCGTTCAGCCACCTAGCAAAACCAACGTCATCGACCACGTTAAAGCCCTTCATAATACCTTTCTGGTTCAGTACATCTATGACCGTAAAGGGTATTCGAGCAACGTGATGCAGTTCGTTTAGGTGTCCTTGCCGAGATTTATCGTAATCCAGTTGCTTCTTATTGGCTTCGATAATCTCTGTTACATCCTGCTTAGTCTCGATGACAATCCCGCCATCACCGTCTTCAAATGCTGTTTGAGTCCGTATAGGTTTACTCATAAATTCCTTTTGTAGGTAGCCCCCACCGTTAGGCAGGGGCTATTTGCTACTTATTACAGAGACATATCAAGGTCAGCAACGATGCCATGTGCGGCTTCGTTCTTAACCTCGAGCGTTACTTCAGCCAAGAGCTGAGTGTTCTCGCTATCGCCGGTCTTAGCCAGATCATTGGTCTGGAATGGACGCAGGTAAGCAAGTGCTGCGTACTCAGGATCAAGGATCAGAGCATCACGGGTACGCATGAAGCGGTTAGGAACAACCGACATCGTGCCAAAGTCCGACATATAAACGTCAGCCGCACCGATAATGGTAGTCGGAGTATTGCCCGGAGCCATGTAACGCTGTGCAGCGATACCAGCAAACGACGATACCTTCTGCTTACCAGCAGCACCAACCATCAGAATCTTCGGAGAACCGCCCGATACGAACACCTCGGAAACAACGGTCTTCAGCAGAGTCTCAGTGAAGGTACGCTGTGTGCCATCGGTACGGGTCGAAACACCGATAGTCGCAGGGTCAGAACCACCCGAACCAACGTCCGAGTTAGTCTTGATCCATGACAGGATCGAGCCGAGCTTACGAGCAACAGTCGATGTGCCAGCCGAACGACCTTGGTTAGCCAACAGGATGGTTTCCAGATCGCGCTTCAGTTCAGCAGAAGCCTTAGCCAACTGGTAAGCCTTTTCCGACTTGCGACCAGCCTTGTTCACTGTGTCCAGAGTACCCGAAACCTGAACGGTCTTTTGGATGATCTGAGTGTAGTTACCAAGACGGACGGTAGGAGACAAGGTTGCCGATGTAGCGTCTGCACCTTCAATCGCAGCGTTAGCCGTAGTAGCCGCAGCCAGCGAGTCAGTCTGCCACTCATGGTAAACGGCGGTAGCCTTAGTCTTGCCAATAGAAGACATAAATGGTGTCTCGGTTGGCGAGATGTCATAGATGATGTCGGTCAAATCTTCGCGCTGACCAATTGCGCTATGTGCTGTAAATGTAGGCATGATTTAATTCCTCATAAGAAACGTTCAAATGCTTTAGCGGCATCAGCAACCCTTCCGGTCTGCTTTGCCCTAGCCTTAAGTTTTTTCATTTCATCGCTAGCATCACGAGGCTGAGAAACGCCAGACTTCATTACTTTAGGAGCCTCGTTTACCTTCTTCGTGATTCCCGGCTTTGCAGACTGTAATTTGTCGTACTGCATCGCTTTCCATAGCGTTAAAACCTGTCGCGAGTCATAAATTCCCGACAATTCCTGTTCTGTGAATCCTAGCTTCTGACCAAACTCACGCAGTTCTCGACGAGCTACCTCACCCTTCTGTGGGTCAGCATACTCAGGTATTGCCTCTGCCAGTTTACGAGCTTCAGCCTGTATTACATGACCGAGTTGCTCCTGACGTTCCTGATCCTGCTGCTGCGCAATTCGCTGTCGTTCAGCCTGAACTTGAGCTAACTGCTTTTCCCGCTGTGATAACTCTGCGACCTTAACTGCGTACCCAATAGGGTCGGTTTCCTTCAGATACTCCAGATTCTCAGTTTCTGGCTGCTGGTTAAGCATCTGCTCAATCACCTGCAACCGTTCTGCATATTGGTCACGCAGATACCTAGCTTCCTCGATACGCTGCCTCTCTGCTTCTACGGCTTTGCGTTCTTCTGCTACGGCTTGCGATTTCTTCGTATAGTCTGTGCCAAGTTGATAAGACTTGATAAGCTCATCAAGGGTTACCTCTTTTTCCTCACCAGCGGCTTTCACCCTGTATTTAGGAGGCTCCTCGGCTTCTTCATCGCCTTCATCTTGTTCTACCTCCGATTCATCATAAGACTCCTCGGATTCGGCTTCGCTATCATTGGCTTCGAGTTGGGTTTCCGGTTGTTCCTGTTCGGAGCCTTCTTGCCCACCCATAAGACCCATGATAGCGTCGGCTGCACCACCTACGTCTA